ACTAAAGACTCTAGCCTTCATTTCTTCCCACTTATTTTGAGCAGAATCTTTATTTCCTTTATCAAGATCTACACCTTGAAGTGCTGCTAAAAATTTCTTTTCATTATATTCTAGTTCTCTTTTACTAGATAAAACAGCAAGTAATTCTGTCAAAGATAGGTTTGTTTCAAGTTCTTCAAAATCGGACCATTTACCAATAATAAAAACTTCTGTCTCTAAAGCAGCCAAATCTAGATCTTCCCACCCATTACCCTTTTGTTCTGATCTAGACTCTTGTATGTTTGGATCTCCATTTGGATCTTTTTTTAACTTTAATCCAGCCCCATATTCTAATAAATCATAAAGTGTATCCATATCAAAATTATCCTCAACATCTGCTACTGTTTTTATTCTGTCTGGCAAAAATTGTTGCATAGACTCATAGGCACAGGCTATAAATATGTCTAATGACTCTTCATTTGATAGTATTTTGGTAGTATCTCTATCGTGAAATAAATCCATTACTTTACGAAGATACTTTAATTTTAACGGTTTAATCTCTATCTGAGTACCGTCAATTAATGATATAACTTTAGTTTTATAAACTTTTGTAGCCACGCTTCTCCTAGGTATATACTATTTTACCATAAAGCAATGCCCCCCAGAGTATGGAGGGCATCGCATCTAAGGTAGCGTAACCTTAATTATGAAGCCGATACGGATGATCGGTCAATGATCTTACCATAAGAGCCTGACGCATCTTCTGGAAGTAGACGGAACGAAACTTCAAACATTGTTGCTTCGTCACGCTTTGCAGATACAGTAACATTCTCAATTGACAATGCACGATATGCTACATAAACACGCTCGTAATCTGATGAGTTTGCACAGTCACCTGTACCTGGACCCACAGCAACGAGACCACGCTCAACTGGACATTCGCCAAGTTCACCTGCTGATAAGTTAAGAACTCGTCCTGCAGACAACTCTTTGTTACCAGTCAATTGTGCATCGCTGTATGCCAAAGCCAAGAGAAGGTTTTCAAGTGTTGCTTCTGCGAAAGCAGTAGCCATATTCACCTGCATACCTTGCTTGAATAGTTTAGCAACATCCAACAATTGGTCAACCTGTACCTCACCAAAATCTGGCTGGAACTGAAGTTCAAGACCGTTCATGGTGTAACCAATATTTGTATAATTGGCTGCTTCTGCACCACCTGCTGAAAGTGTTGTTTTTACTGATTCTCCTGCTACAATGATATCACTAACATCTGTTGCGTCTAGGGTCGTGTCAGCCACGAACATAGCAGCAGCACCGATAATGATATTACTAGAAGTACCACGAGTATATGCCATAATTTTCACCTCTTCTTTCGATTATGAAATTATAGGGCTTTGTTTCCTCACCCTAAGTATATCATTATTTTTAAAGATATTTATATGAGGAGGGTACACTATTGTGATAGTCATAGTCAATCAGGAGTTTGCTTACTGCATACCCCCTGAGTGTTTCTGTTTCACCCAAGTCCCTTGTTTCCTCTAATTGGTAAACCTTAAAGTTATGAAAAAACACATTGTGATCAAGTATCTCTGATGTTGGCTTTGATGGATCTTTTCTTAACGGTGAAGATCCAGCCTGTTTAGCCTTTGCCCAATCATTTAGGTCTTGTGCTGCTGCGTCTGATCTGTCCATAAGTTCTCTAATAATAGCCTCAGCCTGATAAACTTTTTCTGGCAATCCATATAGATATATCTGAATCTGTTCACATTTAATTGGATAAAAAGCATCTCTCTTTATTTTAAATAATTTATCATATTGTATTACGATATCTGGAAACTTTTTATAGTTTTTAAGTATATCCTGTATTGATGTTGCTGATGCTGGTACTGCTATAACTGACTCAAACCCCTCATATTTTAAAAGTTCTTGAACAAGGTATTCTTTTACCCAAATAGGTGCGTAAGGAACTTCTACTGGTTTTAATTTAGCCATAGTACTATTCTACCTCAACCTTTATACTTGTTATCCATTTAGTACCCGCTCTTACTCCAGCAGCCTTTCCTTGCTTGCCTCCAGCACCAAATGATTCTTTAAATGCCTGTGGGTTTTCTAGTTTTTGCTTAACACCACTTGACATTAAAAAAGCCTGAGAAAAATATCTTTGAAAAAACTGATTAAATATGTTTGAATATTGACCAGAAGTTGCACCACCAGGATTATCCACTCTAACAGGATTTGGTGTAAATACTTGTTCTCCATCAACCTCAAAAGCAAGAACTCGAGAAGTCCTTGGTGCAATAACTACAGATACACCACTTTCCATAATTCTTGCTTTATCAAAAAATGGGGTATTGGATCCGTTTTGAACACTTGTTGATTGATTAAACACAGACATAAAATTAATTGTATCTTCAGAAGCCTTAAATTGTATATCGAATAATCGTGCATCTGGACTACCTGTTCGATACCACTCATAAATATGGTGCAATAAATCTGGATTACTTCTAGCAGCAGCGTCTATATATTTATCTGCCATATCTTTAACTGATTCTCCAAGATTATTCATAAAGGTTTTTTTACCTTGCTTAGTTCCATCAAGAAATCCAATAGAATAATCTATAACATTATTCATTGTTTTATTAAATTCTTTAGTATTAAATTTTACCTTTATCAATCGTCAACACCCTGATTTTCAGTTCTACGGAGTGTTACATTGTAGTATTCAATATTGCCAAATGGACCAACAAATGGATCGAAAGCAACAATTTCAAACAGTGTTCCCCTTGCTTCTCGTTCACCAGATGTTTCCATATAAATTAAATCATCATATGCATTACGAATATTAGCAAACAAAATATTTGATATTGGATATTTTTCTCCAGTTGTAGATGATCTTACATCTATCTGAATTCTACCAACTAATCTATCTTTTGGATGAACATATGCATCAACTGGTATATCTTCTTTAGACAAATTATCTTGTATAAAACTGCAATTAATTGTTCTATTAAATGACCAATCTTTTGTAATTTGACCATACATATTTTGATCAACTTGTGGATAATAAATGTCTACCTTCATAGGAAACAAAAAGTCTGAACCACAGCAGCCCATTTATAGCACCCCAAATTTATGAATTGCTGGAGTATATTTTGCTAGAATTTTATCAACAATTAAATTACCTGTTCCACTCATCATCTTGGGATCATAATCAAGTTTGAACTGATCTGTACTGTATGATTTTACATATCGCTTATAGTAGTCTATCTTGCCACACTTGATATCTTCAATCAATAGATCCGTTGCTCTTTTAATGTCTGAAGGCACTACTTGATACCCTGTTTCTAAATAGAATATATAGTCGTAATCTTTTGGAAACATTGTGCTTGATCTGCCATAGATATCTAATGTATCGGATACACCTGCGGGGAATGCTAGTGCTGCTGCTTGCCTACGATTATAATCATTTTCTACATGGCGTGTAATTGCAGTCTTGTCTTCTGTAATATGAAAAGTAGCACCCTCTAGTCCTGGATTATGAGTAATATGATCGAACACAATAACATTGTTTTCAACAACAGTTAATATTTTATGTGGCTTATACCAAATAGGAATATAGTCTGCTCCAAGCCCTACTGTTTCTACAACTGTCTTTTTATAGTAAAATCCACCAGTAATAGCATCAATAAGTAGTCTTGCAAGTTCTTCATAACTTTGATTTTCTGCTATTTCAGAAGCAGTATCTCCAGTAATTGTAGTATATGGTCTAACTATTTCTAGTCTATCCTCAACTACTTTTTGACCATTTTCTCCACCAATGCTTTCATAAATTGATACATAGTATGTTTCATCATATAACTGAGCATCTTCTGGTAACTCAATAGAAATCTTAGAGTTAGAATTTGAAGTAAATTCATCATCAACTAAAAGATCTCCTTGTGAGTCCTGAATATACACATTATATGACTCATTGCTTTGTGGAACATCAAATATCGCCATTAATGGATATGGTGTTACTCGTAAAATAATCATATTGTTATCCGTAATAATTGGCTACTTCTGTTGGTGATGCTTCTCGTACCGCTTTGTGTTGTAGCCACTTTTCGGATGCCTCCTTCGTTACAATGTTGTAACCTTTTTGCAATGAACCCACACCATTCCAAGTTAGGTTTTTCTCTGAAAAAACTGCAACCTTTTCTCCAGAGGTTTCTTTTTTAACTTCTTCTTTTTTCTCAGGATTAAAACTAGAAATAACTTCTAGAATTTCTGCCTTTTTAGAAACGCCTTCTAAATTGATGTTATGCTCTTTGGCATAAGATCGTAATTCAAAAACGGTCTTTTTAGACATTTCTTCCATAAAAGACATTATTCCTCCTAGGGTAGATATTTCTTAACTTCGTCTTCTGAAGCAAATCTTACTTTTGGATGCTTTACAACAATTGCTGCCACATCTTCTGAAACCTTTGAATACCCATTTGTAACAAGGATACCTTCAAAAGTTACTTCTCTGGCTGCATAAATTGCTACATCATTCTTAGCCTTCTTTTTTACTACAGGCTTTTCAACTACTACTGGCTTTTCAATTACTTCTTCAGCCTTTGGTTCTTCATCTAATACAAAAAAGTCTTTATCTTCAAAGACTTCATTTTTGTCATAAAAGTTTTCCATCATTACCTCCACATATATTATACCAGAATATGACGAAGAGGAGTGGTATTTCACACTCCTCTTGCCATATCAAAGATCAGATTATGAATCTGCTCCTGCATCAGCGTAAGCGACTGCATCCAATTCTTCCCATTGGATACCAAATCGGACGAATACTGTGTATTCAATTGTGTCCTTCTTTGGCTTGTACTCACGGTTGACGGTGATGTCACGCTGGAAGCCCCATACACGGTTCTGTGGGAATGTCAAATCGACATAACCTTCAGGGTAGTAAGGAACTTCAAGAACATCAATACCCAATACACGAGTTGTTCGTGCATTGCCTACTGTCTGTGCTGCACCGTTAAGGTATGCTGCACGAGAAGCATCGGTTGAACCGACTGCATCCCAGTATGTACCATTGTTCTTTACGATACCAGCAAATACATCTGTACCTGCGTAGAACTTCATTCCAGATCGCAAAGCACGATACTTTCGTGGCATTGCAAGGATGATGTCCTGCATAACTTCTGGTGTCCATGCGTTATCGGTCACTGTAACGACTGCTTCATGAGCATCGCCATCAAGTGCCTTTGGCACGAAACCTTCCATAATAGAAAGGAAATCTCCTGTAGTTCCATCACCATTGATAGCCAAATCTTCTAGGTCATTACCAAAAGCATTGGTCATCAAACGGACTAGATGGTCTTCAAGAGCACCTCCTTCAATATTATCTTCAAGAGCCTCGGTGGAGACTTCCCAGTCAAGACGAATCTTCTTGGTTGTCAATTCCACCTTGGTGAAGGTAGCACCAGCGTTTGTATAATCGCCGTCTGCCTGATTAGCAGCACGAATCACACGCTCGCCCACATTAACTTTTTCAAGTTCCATTGTGTTCGCTCGCATTGTAACTCTACGACCATCTTTGGCGAGAACTGTTGCGTCCCACACATAGTCGATGAAACGGCGAGCCTGTTCTGGTCCTAAAATACCACCAGCAACGCCTGTTGGACTTACAGCATTTGGACCGTCTGTTACACCATAGTTAGCGTCTGGGATATTACCCAAGACATCAGCAGCGGGGTTAGTAACTCCACCGATTCCACCAGATGCAAACGGACCTTCAGCAGCAGCCTTCAGGATCTCTTTTTCTTGTTCCGACATATTGTTCACCTCCTATAGTGTTTTTATTTGAATAGGTCGGCAGTTTTGAGGAAACGCCCGCCCCATAGGGATTTTTGAACCACTTCGGGTTCCTGTACGATCTCGCCAAGATCGCCAGACTTGCGGAAAGCAGTATCGAGTTCAACTGCGTCTACTCGCTTTCCAAACTCATTAAAGTTACCCTTAACTTCACTCAATTCCTGAGTAACGGCTTCAAGGGACTTTGATAGTGCAACAACTTGTTCGTGAAGTGATTTCACGGTTGTTGCAAGATCGCCAAAGGCATTAGTTACTGTTTCTTTGATTTCAGAGACTGACTTTTCTAGACTGTCTTCGACAACAACTTCTTCAGCAACAACTTCTTCAGAAGGAACATCTTCAGGAGAAATTGACTTTTCAACTTCTACTGGGGCTTCTTCTGCGACTAGGGCTTCTTCAACCACTTCTGGTTGTGCCTCTGGAGCGACCTCAACATTTTCAACTACAGTCTCCTCAACGACTGCTTCTTGATTTTCTGTCATAGGACTTACCTCCTCATTCTTCTTAATTGTCACAATGCCTTTAGCACTATCAACTAAGAACTTTACTATTTCTGCATCATTGTTTTCTACAAATCCAATGTTCTGCATTGTGGTATCACAGGATGGGCAATACGCACTTTCTTCTTCTGTAAGTTGAACAATATCATCAGACTTGCAGTAGTAAACATTATCGATAATAGCCTTAGACAAATATCCACCAAGAACATCTTGTCCATTTACCTTTTCGATAGAAATTACATTTGCAAATTGATTTGCAGGATTATCAACGAGTGATAGTTCGTGCAACTCATATTGCTTGATGATACGGATTGACTTATCTAACTTAGCGTCATATCCATCATCGAATTTTTGGATGCTTCCCCCAATTGAAAAACCTGTGTATGTTCCGTCTAAAACCTTCTCCCAAGCATCCTGAGCACCCTTCGACACATACGCAGATACAAAAACACCTTTATAGAATTGCTTGGTTTCTGGATCGAAATAACGATCCTCTTTGAAGGAAACTACTTTTCCTACTGCACTTGGGGTGTGCATTTCACGCAAATTACCACGAAACTTTTTGAATGCATCAAGACTAGCGTCTGCTGTAATAATGTCGCCTTGCTTATCAATGTTGTCCAAAGTAGCAAAGCCTGATACAAGTCTACGCTCTACATCAACCTTGTTGATGGGCATAGAGAAACGCACATTGTCTCCGTCAGTGACGAAATTAGCCTTGTTGATAATCATCCCTTATATTATATCAAACTTTTTAACAAATATCCGATTTGTACCTATTCGGATGATCTGCCTTCCCCTTGAGGATTCCTACCACTAATTGTAGCAGTACTATCAGAGGAATTGTTTGCCCTTTCTGCATCTCGTTCTCTGTTACCAGCCAAATTTGCTCTAGCATCAGTTGCTTGTCGTGGAGACATTACGAATGGTTCATCACCATCTGGTCTTTGTGGCAAGCCCACCTTTTCACGAGCCTCGTTTGGTGTCATAACTTGAGTCTTTACATATCTTTCAATAATTTGTGATTGTGCAACTTCATCTGTCAATGTCATTTCATTGAATCGAAGTTCAAGAATATCTGTCTTTTCACGGATAATCTTGTTAACCACTTTTTGTAAATGTCGCTGAGCAGGTCTTGCAACTTGCTCTTTGAATGTTCGGTCTGATGCTAATGCTGATGCAACTTGGGAAGACTCCAGACCACCCAGTTTTGAAATAGGAACTTGATGTGCAATAAGGATATCATCACGGTTTTGCTTGCGATATTCTTTAAATGAACTATCTTGTATTCCATTTTCAATAGCCTTCATATCAAACTCTACCTTACGACTTTCTGTATCTCCAGGAAGTGGAATGTAGAGGGTTCTGTGTGATTGTGCCTTTAGTCCTGTTTGTAGGAATCGGAACATTTTATCTTCTGAATCAGGATGAAGTTCTGCACCCTTCAAAGTTACGATATACCGTGGCACTGCTTTATTCTCAAAATAATCAATGTTGTATTGTGATGCTAATTGATCTCCAACAAGCGAAGGCATAGCAGCAACAATATCAGGAACACCATAGTATGTGTTAAGTGGTGAGTATTCCTTAATATGAATAATTTCATTAGGTCGTGGATCATTGGTAATTGGATTTGGATTCTTTGCCCCGAAGTTTCTGAAATAAACTACTCGTTCACCAATAATCTGAACATATCCATCACGAAGTCTACGCACACGCATTGTGATTGATGGAATGTGTCCAACATATCCAATATCTCCAGTTACAGTTCTACCAACTTCAAGATAGGCATTTCCTGTTGACTGAAGATCAATGTAGATCTTTTCCATTGTTTTAATAAATGAGTCATCATCATTAAGTGATTCAAGCCATTCTTCAAGTTCCATCTTGGCTCGTTCAATTCTATTTCGTGCTCTTCCTAGTGCAGCAGTATCTTCAACCATTTCAAGACGCATAGCAGTTCTGTCTGTAACCTCAAAGTGGTATCCGAGACTTACAATATTTTCTACCTTTGCATCAATGGCTGCGTGATTAGCAAATGAGGTATCGTAAAAATTAGCCAATTCATAAAGATTATATGGTGGTGTAATAACATCAAAAAGACCATAGCCATTACGAAACACCATTCCTGGTTGTAGAGCCTTTGATTCTGCATCATCACGACCACCTTGAACAGCATTTGCTGCATCTAAGTAGGCTTCTGATGGCTGAACAGCCTTATTAAGTTTACGAGTTTCTCGTCTCTTAAAGTTTGTATCAATACCATTAAATTCTTTTAGAGAATCCCAGGACTTAGTGAATGGGTCTTTTTCTCTAAATGGGTTGTCATCACGCTCTTGCGTATTAAGACTAGCCCTAACATATTCCTCACTCATCTAGTGCCTCCTTACCATAAACATCAACTGTGTCTTGAGCAGCCTTCCAAGCACCTAAGTCATTCATAGAAGGAATAAGTCCTTCCTTCATTCTGTCAAATTGCTCTGTATATTCTTCTTCAGTAATTCTGGTTAAGCCAGGTACAAAAACAGCCTGTCCATCTCCAGGATCGCCAAAATACATTGCTGCTTGCTTAAGTTTAAACATTTGGTTTATATCTCCACGCATTGAAGGTATGTTAAGAACATTGCCCTCTCCGTCTGTGAACCATTTACCATTAGCCTTTTTCCATACATATAGTCCCCAGTTATAATTCTTTTCAATAACCTTCTTACGGACATTGCTGACAATTGGCTTACCTGTTTTTGGATTTATTGGTGTCTCTTTTGGTGGTTTCATGTATCAATTATACCACATTAAACCGCAGATTCGGTTCTTCTTGACCACTTAATGTCAGAATACGCTTTAATCTTTTCGCTATTAAAGTTTATTCCTTCATCGTCATCAAAGACAATTTTGTTTGTTCCAATATAAGCCTTATAAATA